CGCGTTGGTAGGTATCGATATTTTACACGCAATATTGATAGTAAATCGTAGGGGAACGATTTAACCAAACTAAAACCAGTTTAAGTTCAGTTATGTTATAACTATATTTTTGTTTTTTATAATTGTTTAAAATTAAAAATGAAAGGAAGGAAGCGAATACCAAATAAAGTTAAGGAGCTAAAAGGCACACTCGAAAAGTCTCGGTTAGTAAACAACGAAATGCAGACCACTCAAGTAATCAAGATGCCTGATGCTCCTTCTTTCCTTAATGAATATGGAGGTGCTGAATGGCATTTAGTCACTAATGAATTGGCTAATATTAAGATGTTGCATCTAACAGATTTATCAATTCTAGCAGCTTATTGTAACGAAATGGGAATTTATCACGAGGTTGCTAAAAGGCTTGGAGGGAATTATACTGAAAGAACCTACGACAAAGATGGTAAACTTAGAGCTTCTAAGATTGCTCCTGATTACAAGATAATGCAAAACGCTTTACAAAATGCGATTAAAATTGCTACGCAATTTGGATTTACTCCTTCCAGTCGAGCTTCTCTTAGTATGCCAAACCAAGAAGAGGAGCAAACAGATGACTTTAATTTCTTTGACTAATGATAAACTTATACAACAAAGACTGCTTAGAAGCTTTAAAAGAAATGCAAGACAATGAGTTTGACTTAGCAATAGTTGATCCTCCTTATGGTATAGCTGCTGATAAAAAAAATAGTGTAAAAAAATTACAATCTAAAAAATCTAGTGCATTGAGCAAAGACTATGGAAATCAAAATTGGGATAGTAATGTTCCTTCTCTTGATTACTTTGTTGAACTTAAAAGAGTAAGCAAGAACCAAATAATTTGGGGGGTTAATTATTACCCTTATAACATCCTTACTGGTGGAAGAATCTATTGGGATAAATGTGTGACAATGCCAACTTACTCCGATGGCGAACTTGCTTATTGTAGTTTTATTAATTCAATTAAATCTTATAAATTTGCTTGGCATGGAATGATTCAAGGGGATATGAAAAACAAAGAACAAAGAATACATCCAACTCAAAAACCAGTTAAGTTATATGAATGGCTAATAATGAATTATGCTAAGGAGGGCGATAAGATACTAGATACTCATTTAGGAAGTGGTTCAATAGCTATCGCTTGTCATAATCTAGGATATGATTTAGAGGGATACGAGTTAGACAAAGAATACTACGACAACGCAATCAAAAGAATTAAGCAACATCAAGCTCAAACAACTTTATTTTAATGAAACTTAAAGAAGACAAGAAGTTTTACTTTGATGAAAAAGCTGCTAACCGAGTAGTCTATTTTATAGAGACTCATATTAAGCATATTAAAGGAGAGCTAGGAGGTAAACCATTCAAGTTAGAGCCATTTCAAAAAACAATAGTTAGAGATTTATTTGGATGGAAATATAGAGATTCTGATTTAAGAAGATTTAGAACTGCATACATTTGCTTACCAAGAAAGAATGGTAAGTCAACTCTTATAAGTGCTATTGCTTTGTATATGTTACTAGCAGATAATGAGCCATCTGCTGAATGTTATATTGCTGCTGGAGATAGACAACAAGCTGGTATTATATTTGATGTAGCTAGTGGTATGGTAAGAGCTGACAATCAACTAAACAAGAATCTCAAAGTATTTAAGAACTCTATCATCCACGAAAAAAGCAACTCAGCTTTCAAGGCTATTAGTTCTGAAGCAAGTTCTAAGTTTGGATATAACGCTAGTTTCATTTGTATGGATGAGTTCTTTGTACAGAAAGATTCTAGCCTATGGGATGCCTTGACTACTTCGGTTGGTAGTAGAAGGCAACCTTTGACAATAGCAATAACAACGGCTGGATATAATCGTGAGTCTATATGCTATAAGACTGAAGAATACGGAAGGAAAGTGTCTGAGGGTATAATTAAAGACTCTAGTTTTTATTATATTAAGTATGCTTGTCCTTTAGATGTAGATTGGACAAGCGAGGAGGCTCTTAAAATTGCTAATCCTGGACTTGCAAGTGGTATTATCAAAATGGATTATTTAAAGCGTGAACAAGAGAAAGCTATTAAAATGCCGAGCGCAGAAAATATGATGAGAACATTACATTTAAATCAATGGATGAGTTCTAGCAGTCGCTGGTTATCTGACGCTCAATTCATGGAGTGCAACAAAGCTCCAATACACTTAGAAGATTATAAAGGTATGACGGCTTATGCTGGACTTGACTTAGCGAGTGTGCGAGATATTTCAGCTTTTGTTCTAATCATTCCAGAAGATGATAGGCTTACTGTAATACCTTATTTTTTCGCTCCTAAAGAAAACGCTTATGTAAGAAGTAGACGTGACCAAGTTGATTATATAGGTTGGAGTAAAGAGGGCTTAATGGATTTAACTCCTGGCGATGTTACTGATTACAATTACATAAAAGAAAAAATAAAAGAACTAGCTGAAGTTGTAAACATAAAAGAGATAGCTTATGATAGGTGGAACTCTTCTCAGTTAGTTATTGATTTAGTAAATGACGGACTTCCTTTAGCTCCATTTGGTCAAGGCTTTGCTTCAATGTCTGCTCCGACTAAACAACTTGAAAAATTAGTTCTAGCAAAAGAAATTAATCACGGAGGGAATAAAGTTCTCCGTTGGATGTGTTCTAATTTAGCTATGAAATCTGATCCTGCTGGTAATATTAAAATGGATAAATCCAAAAGTAGTGAGAAGATTGACGGAATGATTAGCCTTGTTATGGCTTTAGGATGCTATATGAATGATGATTCTGATGACTCTTCTTATGATGATAGAGGAATTTTATGGATTTAATGGTGTAAGTTTTGACATATCTTGTATCTTTGTAAAGTAATTACAACTTATTTTAATGGGACTATTCGATTTTCTACGTGGTGAGAAACGTAGTAACAACTTCTTAAGAGCTAATTTGGGAGGGTTTGGAAGTAATAACCAGACACCAGTAACCAAAGAATCTAGCTTATCCTTCTCTGCTGTTTATGCTTGTGTAAGAATTATATCAGAATCCATCGCATCACTTCCTGTGAATGTGTACAGAGAAGAAGACGACCAAGATAAAATAACAGATAAAGCACATCCAGTCTACAAACTACTAGCTAAAAGACCTAACCAATGGATGACGTCTTATTCTTTTATTGAGTTTTTGATGAGCAATTTATTGCTTGAAGGGAATACTTACTTTTATATCGAGAGAGATTCTTTAGCTCGACCTATCGCTCTTATACCTATTTTATCTGAAAATGTTAAAGTAGTAAGACATGAAGACAAGATTTTTTATGATGTAAAAGATTACGACTTAGCAATTATGCAAGAAGATATGTTGCATTTTTACAATCTAAGTCTAGATGGTATTACTGGTCAATCTGTAATACAAGCACAAAGAACAACAATAAGCACATCAATAAGTTCAAATGATATGGCTGGAAGTTACTTAGGGAACTCTAGTCAAGTAGGTGGGATAATAAAACATCCTGGAAAGTTAAGTGCTGAAGCCGTTGCAAGACTTAGAACTAGTTGGAATCAAAATCATTCTGGTAGTTTTACGGCTGGAAAAACTGCAATCCTAGAAGAGGGAATGACGTTTGAGCAAACTAAAATAAACGCAAATGATTATCAACTAATTGAAACAAGAAGATTTCAAGTTGAAGAGATTGCGAGAATCTTCAAAGTTCCATTAAGTTTAATTGGACATTTAGAGAAGGCTGCTAACTATTCAAGCATAGAAGCCCTGTCTATTGACTTTGTTAGATTTACTTTAACCCCTTATATAGTAAACATAGAACAAGAACTTAACAGAAAACTATTTAGAGACAATGAGCAAAGGGATTATTATACTAAGATAAACGTTTCTGGATTATTGAGAGGAGACTCAAGTGCAAGAGCTACTTATTACAGAGAGATGTCAGCGATTGGAGTTTTATCTATTAATGAAATAAGAAGAATGGAAGACCTTAACAGAATAGGAGAAGAAGGCGATATGCATTACTATCCTTTAAACTTTGCTCCAATAGGTAAAACAGACGAAGACGAATAATATGCCGATCCCTACACAAAATATAAACGAAGGCAATGAAGAATTCATAGAACGTTGCATGAGCGATGATACTATGCAAGAGTATGACGAAGAGCAAAGATTAGCTATTTGTTCTTTACAACTTGGAGACGAAGATAGAGCTTTAGAAGATATTGATACTAAGCCTACTCAAGAAATGGCTAACGAAGCTGAACAAGCTTTAGAATGGAGAGCTGAATTTGGAAGAGGAGGAACTGAGGTTGGAGTTGCTAGAGCTAGAGATATAAAAAATAGAGTTAATTTATCTATCGAAACTATTAAGAGAATGTACTCTTATTTTAGTAGACATGAAGTTGACAAAGAAGCTGAAGGCTTTAGAAGCGGAGAAGATGGTTATCCTAGTGCTGGTCGAATAGCTTGGGGACTTTGGGGAGGAGATGTCGGATTCGCTTGGACTAAAAGAAAAATTGACGAAATAGCTAAAGAAGAAAAAAATTTAGAAGACATGGAAAATAAAGATTATAGACACATACAAAAAATAGAAGAGACAGAGGAGTCTTACATTATTCATTTTGCGAAAGCACATAATGCAGAAATGAATGCTGAAGAAACTCCTGAAGAAATAGCAGACGAACTAGTTGACGAATTGATAGAAGATTCTCCTAATGTAGAAACTTATCAAAGAAGTAATCCTAATAAAGAAGTGAGAACTTTTAACGTTCAAGACTTAGAGCTTAGAATGGATGGCGATAAAATGCAAGTTGGCGGTTACGGAGCTGTATTTAATTCTCAATCTAATGACTTAGGTGGCTTTGTTGAATACATTGCTCCTGGAGCTTTTGAAGGACGTTTAGAGGACGATGTAAGATTCTTAGTTAATCATGAAGGTTTGCCACTTGCAAGAACTACAAACGGAACGCTTAGACTTTCTGTTGATGACAAAGGTCTCAGATACGAAGCTGATTTAGCGAATACTTCTGTAAGTAGAGACTTGGTAGAACTTTTGAAAGACGGAACTGTTAGTCAGTCAAGTTTTGCATTTGTTGTGGAAGATGACTCGTGGGAGTCTAGAGATGGTTTAAACGTAAGGACTATTAATAAGGTTTCACGTCTTTTCGATATTTCTAGCGTCACATTTCCTGCATATGATTCTGCTGGAAGTTACGCTTTACGTTCTATGGAACAATGGCAAGAAGAAGAAAAGAAAAAACTAGACGCAAGTTTAGAAGAAGAAAAAACAGAGGGCATAAAAGAACAAGATTTAAAACAACGCTCCCTCAATGAAATGCGTTTGCAAATCTTAAAAAATAAATATTAATATTTTCAAAATGAAAACATCAAAACTTTACAAAGAAGAAAGAGCTGAAGTTATCGAAAAAATGGAAGGTCTTGTAGCATCTGCTGAAGGACGTGACATGGATACTGATGAACAAGCTAACTTTGATTCTTTAAATAACAAAGTAGAGGAGTTGAATAAGATGGCTACTAGAGCTGCATCTTTTGAACAACTTCAAGCTACAAAAGCTGTTAAAGAAGTAACAGAAAATACTCCAAATGAAATAAGAGATTATTCTTTCCAAGATGCTATGCATCAAGCGGCTACTGGTCGTCTTTCTGGATTGGTTAAGGAGATGGATACTGAGGCACGTAATGAGGCTCGTTATACTGGTCAATCTTTTAAAGGTATCGGTATTCCAGCTTCAGTTCTAACAAGAGCTGCTGTTGCAACTGCTGCTGGTAATGCTACTGAAGTAATGGCTTGGACTGACCAATTAGAAGCGAATTTAGTTTTAGCTTCTGCTGGTGCAAACTTTTACTCAGGTATCGACAACATGAAGTTCCCTGTATTTAGTGCAATCAATTCTGGATTCGTTGCTGAAACTGGAGGAGCTGCTCCTGCTGCTAATGGTACTGCGACAAGCGTAACTTTAGACCCTAAGAAACTTATCTCTATTGTAAATGTTTCTGCTGAAGCTATTGCTCAAAATGCTTCTATCGAAGCTTCTTTGAGACGTAATATGGCTGCTTCTGTTGCTTCTACTTTGGAACTAGCTTTATTAGGAGACTCTGATATTGCAAACGCTCCAACTTCTATATTTTTAGACGCTGCAACTCAATCTGTTGCGGGTGCTGCTCCAACTGCTGCTGAGCTTTTAAATATGGAATCTACATTATTAGGAAATGGTGTAAACTTACAAGGTGCTAGAATGGCTTGGTTATTAGACTCAGGTGCTTTAGCTGAAGCTAAAACATTAGCTCAAGTAAGTTCTGTGTCTCCTGCTTATGACAATGTAGACAAATCATTCTTTGGTTACTTTGCATTTACTTCATCTAATGTAGGTGGTGGTTCTGGAACAGGAACTAACTATATGCTTTTAGATGCTAGTAAAGTTCACGTTGCTCAGTTTGGTGGTTTAGACGTTATATATGACATCTATACTAATGCTGGAACTGGTGAGCCTCGTTATGTATTAACTTCTTTAGTTGATGGTGATATGGTTCAAAATTCTACTGCGGCTGTCAAAATAGACAATGCGTAATTTTTTTTAATTGGAGGGAGGAGAAATCCTCTCTCCTTTATTATTTTTTTATAATGGCATATTACCCAAATAATTTACTTAATGGAGACGGATACGTTAACTATGGAAAGCTAGTTTTAAAAACTGCTCCTGCCTCTACTGCTGTGTCTTTAGCTGAAGCTAAACAACATTTAAGAGTAGATTCTGACTTTGATAGTGACGATGCCTATATTACAACGTTAATAGAAGTAGCTACTGATTTAGTGGAACAATTTACTAGACGTAGACTAATTACACAAACATACAATTTGTATTACGACCAATTTCCAGACTACATGAATTTACAAGTCGGAATAGTAGCGTCAGTAGTACATATAAAATACAGAGATACTAGTGACGTAGAACAAACGTTAGCTGGTGCAAATTACGTTCTTGATGACAAGATAAAACCTGGAAGAATATATATCTCAAGCACAGGAACATTTCCAGAAACTTACGACAGACCAAACGCTGTTGAGGTTGAGTTTACAGTAGGATCGGCTGCGGCTGACGTAGAGTCTGCAATAAAACAAGCGATATTGATAATCGTTGGAAGGTATTTTGAGCAAAGACAAGACGTAGTAATAGGTACAATAGCGACCGAGCTACCTTTAATGGTTGAGTATATTTTAACTCCTTACAGATTGCTTGAGTTATGATTTTCGGAAAGTTAGATAGAAAATTAACTTTATACAAACAAAATTTCACTAAGAATTTGTATGGAGAACTAGAATCTACTTCTACTACAAATGTGACTATTTATGGAAGCTTTGATTTCAAAGGTGTTAATTTAAGCTATGAGTCAGATGCTTTAGTTTCTGAAAACAAAATAGAATGTTTAATAAGATACAGAAAATTAATAGATTGCTCTCCTCAGTATTATATTCAAAATGGGACTAAATCTTATGCTATTAGAGGAATAAGAGAAGTAGGAAGAAAAGATAAAATGATTCTAGATTTAGAGCTAAAAGATTTAGAAAATATATTTACAAGCTAATGGCAGTATTAAATAAAAATAGTTTTGTAGGTCTTCAAATAGAAAAAAAAGAACTAGATTCTTTAATAAAAGACTTGGACACGTTGTTTCCTGATAGCGACACTAAGCTTAGAAATACTCTTAGAACTGCTTTAAGGAAGTCTGCTAAACCTCTAGTCGGTGAACTAAGAGCACAAATAAACAGAATAAAACCAACTACTAACTCAAAAAATCCAGAAAGAGATACTGGTCAACTTAAAAAGTCTATTGCTATAATAAATGGAAAAACTTCAAGGGGACGTAAACCTGCTGTTTATGTAGGGCCAAGAGTTAAGGGGGCTTATGACAAAGAAGATAGAAGTGGTTTTTATTTTTACTTTCATGAGTATGGATACAATGGGATTCCAGGATTAAGAATGTTAGATGCAACGGCTTTAAGTAAAGGAGCTGGAGTTTTGAATAGTTTGGTAGGAAATTTAAAGACAATAATTGCTAAAAGATTTGCTAAGTAATGGAAGTAGGAAAAGCCATATACGATATTTTAACAAATAACTCTCCAGTTAATACAATAATAGCTGGTTCTGTCTATCCGTCACGTTTAAAAATTACTAAAAACAGACCTAGTTTGCCTTATATTGTTTATCAAGTAGTATCTGATTTACCTACCATAGTGAAAAACAATGCATCTACTTATGATTATGTAACTGTACAGATTACTTTAGTAGCTAACAATTATGAAGATATTATTGATTTGAGCGGTAAGGTTAGAACCGCTTTAGATTATGTAAGTGGAACGTTTCAGGGTGTGGTAGTTGATAAAATATTTTTTCAAAATAGCAACGAAATTTTTAACGATACGTCTGGAGTGAGTGGTATCTATCAAATATCACATGACTATCAGTTTAATATAAATAGATAATATATAAAATAATAGATATGTATAAAATAAAGTTAAAAAAAGATATTACTTTTAGAGGAGTCGATTATAAAAAAGGCGAATCTTACACAGTAGGTATCAAAGAATATAGGGTCTTAAAGTCTTGGAAGGCTCTTGATAATAAAAAAGAAAGCAAGAAAGAAGATAATAACAAATAAAAAATTTTAAACAATGGCAATTTTCAATGGGACGAATCTAGTTTTAAAATTACAAGCTGCTACTGGTGCAGCAGATGAATTTAAATTAATGCATTCGCAAAACGTAAGTCTATCATATAATGTAGACACAATAGACATCACAAACAAAGATTCTAGTGGTAATAGAACTTTATTAGGCGGAACTAAAAGTTTTAGTTTAAGTGCTGACGGACTTATGGATTTCGTAAGTTCTGGAAGTACAACTGATGTTGACGAAATATTTACACAATCAAGAGATAGAGAGCCAGTAACTTTTACATTTGCACTAGCTACTCCAGCTGGTTACAAATATACTGGTTCTGGATTTATTACCTCTTTAGAGATTTCTGGCGGCACTGAAGACGCTCCAACTTATTCGGTATCTATCGAAGGGTCTGGAGATATACTTCAAACGGCAGTATAATGATTTTATCGTTGTTGAGGTTGGAGCTTAGTCTCCTCCTCTCCAATGATATATAACGATAATTAATAACGATAAAAACGATAATAAAAATGTACGAAGTAGTAATAATAAATAAAAAAGATTACCCTTGCCGATTTGGAATGAACTCTTTGAGAATGTTCTGTAAAGATACTGGGAGAAGTTTATCAGATTTAGATAGCTTAGGTGATGGAATGAGTTTAGACGATGCTTGTTATCTTATTTTAAATGGAATAAAAGATGGCTCTAGAGTAAGTGGTCAAGAATGTTCTTTAACTATTGATGATGTTGCTGACCTTTTAGACGAAGATTTTGATGCAATGAATAAAGTTCTTAATGTATTTACTGAGCAATTTTCATCTAAATTTAGTGACGAAAAAAAGCCGAAGGGAGCAGTCAAGAAGCTCCCGAAAGCAAAGAAGTAACTTGGAACGATTTAGAAGCCGTTGCTTATGGTTTAGGATTGATGCCAGAAGAGTTTTGGGGATTAACATTTCATGAGTTCTTTTGTATTCAAAAGGGTAAAAATGATAGGTTCGAATTGTTGCAACGATATGAATGGGAGAGGGTAAGATGGTTAGCGACTTGCAACCTCCAACCGCATACAAAAAAAGGACAAAACTTAACCCCTCAAAAGCTTGTTAGGTTTGACTGGGAGAAAGGAGAAGAGATTAAAGATATTGAAAAACAAAAAAAGAAAGCTTTATACGTAGCTAAAAAATATGGTTTAATAAACAAAAAAAATGGCGACTAAAACATTATCCGTAAAATTAAGCTTAAATGATAAGCAATTTCAAACTAACCTTAGAAAGTCTACTAGGTCTTTACAGAAGTTTGGCAATAAACTCAAAAATGTAGGGGATACTGTTGTTAAGAATTTTACTGTTCCAATGCTTGGAATAGGTGTTGCGGCTGTTAAAATGGCTTCTGATTTTGAGGAAGTTAGAGATAGGTTTGAAGTTGTTTTTAGTGACATATCTAAAGATGCAAATAAGACGGCTAAAGATTTAGCTGACGGCTTTAATTTAAGCGATAAGGAAGCCTTAGAATTACTAGGAAGCACAGGAGACTTATTAGCTGGATTTGGTTTTACGCAAGTTGAAGCATTAGAGTTATCAAATAAGGTACAACAGTTAGCGGCTGACTTAGCTTCTTTTAATAATTTTAGTGAAGGTGCTACTGGAGCAAGTAAAATATTAACTAAGGCTCTATTAGGAGAGAGAGATGCATTAGTTAGTTTAGGAATTAAAATAGCAGAAGAAGATTTAAAAAGCTATGCTTCAGCTCAAGGTTTAGTTTTTAAAGAACTTGACAGGGTCACTAAAGCACAATTGACTTTTGACTTAGCTTTAAAACAAAGTGCTAATGCTGTTGGTAATGTTAAAGACACATCAGAGTCTTTTGCTAATCAATTGAGAAAGTTACAAGCAGAATTAAAAAACGCAGGTGCAGAATTAGGCGTAGAACTTTTACCAGTTGCAAAATCTTTAGTTGGAGTTCTAACTGATTTAACAAAACTTACTAAACAATTTACTAGTGAACAAAAACAAGGTGCTATTGAAACGGCTGGATATGTTTCTGGTTTAGCTTTATTTGTATCAATTGCTGGAAGATTAGTAACTGTATTTAGTAAAGTAAGAAAATTCTTTTTAGCTTCTTTAGTTCCTGCTATTCAATTATTTATTAAAGTTCTTGGAAACTTAACTCCTGCAGGTCGTATAATTACTGGCTTAATTACCGCCGCTAGTTTTATAGTAACACATTGGGGATATGTTTCTGACGCTTTTACAGATTTAAAAGATAATATTTTAGGAGTTAAAGATGCTAAAGATGAACTAGAAAAAGGTTTAAATTTTGACATACAAACTACTGGAGGAAATCCCCAAGACATTATAAATCGAATGATGGGAGGAGCTGTTAATCCAGTTAGTGGCAAACCTTTTATGACCCCTAAACCAGCAGTATCAACTAAAACAG